ACGCTTGATTTTAGAAAGCAGGCTTGATATGGGATTAGAAACTGAAAATATGCAACTTACAGATAACGTTCGTGTTCAAATCTTACAAGAAGAGGTAAATTATTATCGTACTTTAATTGAACCTCATGATTGCGGTCATATATACACTACTATTAATTTTTTAAATGATCGTATTCAAAATTTGTTAGGTGGTAAAAAAGAGTGGCCTTTTGTAAAATAATGGTTTACTTTTTATTTAAAACGTAATATAATACGTATATAACAATAAATCAGGAAACTTAATGAAACTTAAACATATAGCAATGATGTTAGGCAATGCCGCAGTTTGTGGCATTGTCGGTTATGCTGCTTATGAAGGTACAAAGGTAGCTACTGAAAAAAAAGAAGAGGTACAATTACTCGCAGAACAAATGGCTAACGAATTAGCAATCGAGCAGGAAGCTATTCGAACAGCCCAAACAGAAGAAGTTAAGCAGATACAATGCTTAGCTACAAACATATATTATGAAACCATGGCGTCTTCTTTAATAGATTCTATGGCTGTGACAGACGTGGTACTAAACAGAGTTAAACATGAAAAATACCCTGGCACTCCATGTGAAGTAGTACATCAATCGTATTTAAATGATAAAGGTGAACCACTATTAAATAAATGTCAATTTAGTTGGTATTGTGATGGTAAGGCTGATGAGCCACAGGATGCTGAAGCATGGGAGCGATCAGTCAATCATGCTGTTACAATGTTCACTACTAGTAAATGGCGTGGAATAACTGAAGGTTCTACTCATTATCATGCAACATATGTAAGTCCTAGCTGGGCAAAATCTTTTACTAAAATAGCTCAGATGGGAGCTCATATTTTTTATAGAATGGAAGATGGACAATCATGAGAACACTTGAAGAGATTGATACAGTATGAAAAAACTAAAAAATAAAGTCACCGCATATAGAGTACATGAATATATCAGACTCTTTGATTTTCATAAACCTCTACTATCGCAGATGCCAGTCATTATGTTGATTGCAATGATATTTGGTATGCTCTTTCTTGCTATACCAGTAATATACTCAGAGGGTAGTCACTAATGAACCCAAGTGATGAAATAGTAAGACAGGAAGCAGAGAAACAAGCAGAGACTGCTTTCGATGGTTTTATGCTTTGGATGAAGCGTGGCACATTATACACATGCATCTTTTTAGGTATAGTTATATTTGGTTGTAATGCTGGCGTTGAAGATGACACATATCCTGCCTACAATGGTGAACAATATGCTCCTACTAATATGGGAGATAAGTAATGAGTGACCATCAAAATTATTCTACAACTAAAGATTTAGGTAAAGCTTTTGCTATTCTTGTGTTTTTAATTGTAGGTGTTCCGGTTCTTTGGTCTATGAGTTTGCCAGACTATCACGATTATTGTGTACAATCTGTATTACCTTGTATTGGAGGAGATAATTAATGGATTTATTTCAAAAACAAAAATTTACTTCACACGCTGGCATTCCTATGGAATGGAAAATAGAAATGGATGCCATATCTGATAAAGAATGGGATTGTTTAGCAGCAATGATTATGGATTATCAAAAAGAACCATTTTCAAAAGTTGTTGGTATTCCTCGAGGCGGTGTTAAATTACAAAATGCTCTTCAAAAATATTCTGAATGGGAACCAAAACATCCATGGTTGGTAGTTGATGATGTATATACAACTGGTACATCTTTTAGAGAATTTTGCACCACAAAGGAAACTATGTTTGCATACAAGTGGGTAGTCTTTGCAAGAAAACCTACAGATAAAGATAGTGGTGTAAGAGCATTATTTACAATGCCGGGTTATTAATGAGATATTATGAATTAGAGGAAATTAATTAATGAGTTTGACTTCAAAAAAATATTTACAACAATCAGTAGAACAATCTATCGATTATAAGTTTAATGAAAATAAATATATTGAAGAGTTTCAAAGATATATTGATAGTACATATGGAGCTCATTATTCCACTAATAAATTCCAATCAACTGAAGTGATTATCGACCGTGGCCATGGTACAGGATTCTGTATGGGTAACGTTGATAAGTATGCTAATAGATATGGTAATAAAGGAACACGTGCAGATGCTCGTAAGGACTTAATGAAAATTCTCCATTATGCTCTTATTCAATTGCACATTCATGACGAGGAATTGTAATGAGTGAAGAGTCAAGATTGATTTTAATAACAGATTTTATAGAACAAAAAATAAGAAAAGAAAAAGAATTAGAATACTATTTAAAAGAATTAGAAAAACTACAAACTAAAATTGGATACTTAAATCGAGAAGTTGGACTTACAAATCAAATAATTGATATGATTAAACACGAACAAATATACGATGTCAAACAAAATTTGATTGATAATGAAAAAGTCAAAACAATAGGGAAAGATTAAATGCGTATTGATAACGACATGAAGCTTGACTATAAAGATGTTCTTATTAGACCTAAAAGAAGTACTCTTGAATCAAGAAAGGATGTTGATTTAGAACGTAAATTTACTTTTTTAAATTATAGCCCAGATTATCCAAATAGTACTGAACCATATAATTATGAAGGCATTCCTATTATGGCAGCTAATATGGATGGTGTTGGTACATTTGAAATGGCAGATAAACTATCACTTGAATCTGCTTTTACGTGTTTGGTAAAAACTTATAGTGTTAATGATCTTGTAGATTATTTTGGTAGTGATAATAGTTTGCGTACTGAATATACTGCAATGAGTATTGGTATTAGTGATCAAGATCATGAAAAATTTAGAACAGTTTACGAGCAAGTTGATGACCAGTTAAAATATGTATGTATTGATGTCGCTAATGGATATACTGTGAGATTTAGTGATTTTATAAAAGAATTTAGAAGTCTTTATCCTAGAGTTGTAATTATTGCAGGAAATGTAGTTACAGCAGATCAAACACAGGAGCTAATTTTAAATGGAGCCGATATTGTTAAAGTGGGGATTGGTCCTGGGAGTGTTTGCACTACTCGGATTCAAACGGGTGTTGGTTATCCTCAGTTGTCTTCTGTTATTGAGTGCTCTGATGCCGCACACGGTCTTGGAGGCCATATCATTGCTGATGGTGGATGTACATGCCCTGGAGATGTGGCTAAGGCATTCGCTGCAGGAGCCGACTTTGTTATGCTTGGTGGAATGTTAGCTGGACACGATGAAGGTGGTGGAAAAGTTATAACAAAGACCTATGAAACAAATGAACTGATTAAAACAAATGATTCTTTTTTTGAATCAGTAATGGAAGAAAAACAGTTTGTACAGTTCTATGGAATGAGTTCAGATACGGCAAATGATAAACACTTTGGAGGTCTTAAAAATTACAGATCTAGTGAAGGTAGAACTGTTTTAATACCATATAGAGGTGCAATTAAAAATACTATTCAAGATATTCTTGGTGGAATACGTAGTACTTGTACATATGCAGGCGCTTCTAACCTTAAACAATTAAGTAAATGTACTACATTTATTAGATGCACTCAACAATTTAATAATGTCTACGTTTAAATCATATATATAATATTACAATCAATTTAATGGAGATAATAAAAGATGACTGATGAAATTCAAGATGCTGAAGTAGTAGAAAATACAGGCGTTGATATTCAAATTAGTATGAACGACCTTATGGTTATGAGAGCAGTATTAGAAACAGCTACTACAGCCGGCATTTTCAAAGCTGCTGATATGTCAACAGTAGGCGGTGTTTTTGATAAACTCAATCTAATTGTAGAAGACTTCATTAAGAAAAACCCACCACCAACAAAAACTGAAGGTGAGTCTGCGCCTGCAGCATAAATTATTTTTTGTCATGTAAATTTTATAAGGAAACAGCATGGCTAAAAAAAGTAAAACACTACAAGACGATTCTAAGTATGCACATTTAGACACTGATGGAGATGGCATTGTTTCTGATGAAGAAATGGCGCAAGCAGATAAAATAATGGATCTTGAAGCAAAACGTGAAAGAATAGAAAACGAAGATAAGAAAGAAGATGCTCAGCGTGGTATGGCATGGTTTGCTCTTGCTGGAATGCTTCTTTATCCATTCGCTGTTCTTCTTGCTAATTGGCTTGGTTTAGAATCTGCTCCAAATATTCTAGGTGATATGGCCCCAACATACTTTGTATCGGTTGCAGCAATCGTAGCAGCATTCTATGCTAAAGAAGGTTATACAAAAGGTAAATAATATTACAAAGTGAATAGTATATTATGAAAATTGGAATAATTAGCGGCGGGTTCGATCCTTTACATTCTGGTCATATCGACTATATTGTAAACGCATCGACCCGCTGTGATTTTTTATACATTGGTCCAAATAGTGATGAATGGTTAGTACGTAAAAAAGGTTCTTTCTTTATGCCATGGAAAGAACGAGCATATATAATAAGAAGACTAAAACTTGAGTGTGATTTTCAAGTAGTAGAATTTAATGACGATGACGGATCTGCAAAACATCTTATAAGTATGGCAGATAGTTCTACTATTGAAAATGGTCATGAAATATGTTTTATGAACGGTGGTGATAGAACCACTACAAATATTCCAGAAGAAAATATGACGATATCAGATAAAAATACTTTATCTTTTGAATTTGGTGTTGGTGGTGCTCATAAGAAAAATTCTTCAAGTAAAATACTTAGTGATTGGAAAACCCAAAAGACTGAGACGAGATGGGGGTTCTATCGTGTACTCGATGATAAGAATGTGTTTAAAACTAAAGAGTTAGTTATTGATCCTGACAAATCATTATCAGACCAAAGACATAAGTACCGTACTGAACATTGGTATGTTTTAAAAGGTAAATTATGTATGATTACTGAAGATTATGCTGGAGATATGAAATCAACTATAATGAAACCTCATGATACGATGGTAATAGATGCTGGAACATGGCATAAAGCAATTAGTGTGGGTAATGAGCCATGTCATGTTATTGAGATTCAATTCGGAGAAAGATGTGAAGAAAGTGATATTGAAAGAAGATAGATTATGCAACATTTAGTATTAGAAACAAATGTTAAGGGAGTTGGTCTTGGTGATAGAATAGACTGGTTGTGCTATGCTAATATGTTAGCTGAACAAGCTGACGATGATTGGATTACTATA